TCGCGCTCGCGCCGCGTGGCATACCCGGCATTGGGCAGATCCGGCAGATGCAGCATACAACCTCGTCTGGTGTGCGCCGAGAGTAACACAATTAGGCGTGGATGGAACCGCCGAGCATTCCTTTTGCAGCGCCATCCGCCATGGATTTAGTCATCCTCGTCCTCGTCATGGCGATCGTCGGCTTTTTGGTGTGGCTCGTGACGACACAGATCCCGATGCCGCCCTACTGGGCAACGGCCATTCAAGTGATCGCGGTCGTCGTGTTGGTGTTGTGGCTGCTGGGGCGCTTCGTCACGATTCCGAATGTCCTTCGGTAGGCCGGAACAAGTGAATCATCAGCGCCACCAGGCCCAGCGCCAGCGACCACTTGAACCACCGCGGCGCACGCTGCGTCGTCTGGCTCAGCGTGAGCCACCCAAGGATCAGCGCCATCGCCTCATAGGCCGCCACGGCCAGAAAGAGCGCGCCCCACATCCACATCCCCGGCACCAGAGACTGCGGCTGTGTCAGGCTATAGGCCACCAGCGGCAGCGGCCGCGAGGGCAGCACGACTTGACACGCAATCACGCGGGCATTCTAGCCCATCCAGCCCTGCGGTAAGCCGTGGAATTGTGGCGTGACGACCGGCGCTTCCTTTTTCACCTTCGCTACCGTCTGCGCGAATGTTAAACAAAGACTGTCGGCCTCGTCTGGAGATGGCACGTCCCGCGCCCGCATGTCCTTCTTCGACTCCAGCCACACCCGCTGCTGCAGATCCTCGCGCAGCCCTGGTGCGGTCAGGTCCGCCTCAAGCCGCGGGGCCTTGTCGATCGCGCCTTTCAGCAGCCAATCCTTCATCCGGCCCCACATCAGGTCGCGCATGTAGCGATACTTCCGGTCCGGGCTGTCGGCGCCGAAATTTACTTCAAGCAGATTGGTGTGGCCGAGCTCGCGGAGCCTCGTCCCCACGCTGCCCGCGATGCCGGCGCTATCAAGGAACAGCATCGCCACCCGATGCCCATTGTAAGTGCCCGCCAGCACGTCTGAGAGGCGATTGACCAGCACGGAGGGGTCTCGGGTCAGCTCTCCCGGAATTCGGATTGCCGGGATTGTTCGAGCATCTGGTCCACGGCGAAAGCGTATAACATTGGCGTCTTTCCCGCCCCACGCCAAATCACATCCGGCGATGAGGGGCTCGTCATTGAGCACGACGACTTGGCGCTTCTGGGCGTCGATGACGCGGAGGGAGTCGATGAACTGGGCATCTTCCGCCTTCGGAGGGATACCTCGCACACGAACCCGAAACCGATCGGAATCTTCACCCCAGTCCTCCAGTTGTTCCTGAATCAGCACCTTGTTGGGAAACGTGCAGTCCCGCGCATCGATGGCGCGTGTCAGGCCCCAGCGTTTGCCTTCGCCACCAAAGAGCACGTCGTAGAACGTGCCCCGGCGCCGCGTCGGGTTGCCGAACATGAAGAGCATCGGTTCGCCGTCGGTCAGGCCGCCTTCCGCCGTCTCGAAAATGCTCTGCGGCACATTGCTGGCTTCATCGAAGATGTAGAAGCTGGTCGACGCCACGTTGTGCTGGCCGGCAAACGCCTCGCTGTTGTCCGGGTCGCAGGTCTGCGGGCTGCACTTCCACTCCGCGCGATTGCCGCGGCGATACATGATGCTGGTGTTCAGCTCAAACCAGTGCTTCGTGATGGCCCGCTTCACCCACGTCTGAATGCCCGCCCAGGTTTTGTCTTGGAGCTGCGTGCTGGTGTTGGCCGTGATGACGCCTTTGGCGTTGCGCCTGGTGCTCATGAGGAAAGCGACGAGCATGCCGACGAGGGCGCCCTTCCCGATGCCGTGGCCACTGCTGATAGCGCCCTTGATCGGCATCACGGGCTTAATGCCGTCGAAGCGGCGCGCGGTGATTTCGCTCCCGAGCCACTCAAGAAACTCGCACTGCCACTTGTCAGGCTCGCGATAGGCCGAGAGGGGGCCGTCTTCGCCCCACGGAAAGGCGCCGCGCACCCACGCGAGCGGATTGTTGTAATGTTCACCGCAGAACTCATGGAGCTCACGCTCGAAGTCGCGAGCAGCTGGTGCAGCGAGATCCGTCATCCTTCTCCGCGTGCGCGTGCTTTCGCGCGGTCCAAGATGCTCAGCATGTCCTCCGGCATCGTAATTTCGGTCTTGTCCTTCAGCCAGCCATTCGCCCGCGCACCGAGCTCCAACGCTTTAGTTTTGTCCCATAACTTGATTTCGATCGTCGTGTCCTGCGCATCATCGCCAGGTGTCAGATTCTCGGTGCGCACCTTCACACTCGAGACCGCGCGCTGAAAGTCTTCCGGCATGTCGAGGAAGTCACGCAACGAGCAACGAAACGACGTGCCGCTTTTTGTGCGTCGAAAGGCGCGCGCGAGATTCGAGAACGCAATGTGGCGCGTCTCTTTCTCCCATTGCTCTTTCGTGATCTTGTTCTTTGACCCTTTCGGGCGGCCAGGGCCTGGTCCCTTCTTGAGGTTCTGTGGTCGACCGCCTGGTGTGCCTCTCCCCATCTTGGTTACCTTCTCGGTTATGTCAAATAAACGGACTTTAGGCGATGGCCACTTGTCCGATATCTTACGCCTGAGCCCAGATAGGAGGTATCGGTGGTATCAGTGGTTTTAGATCCTGCTATTAGAATCATGTATAAGTTACTCAAAACACAGACCAAAAAGCCTGCGCGCGCGAGGAAAAGGCTCCAGATAAAGATCTGCGACCACTGATACCACGTGTAGCCCCGATTAGAACGTGGCGACATTCGGAGACATCAACGCCTGTGCGGCCGCTAATCGCACATCTTTGTGGAGGATGTATTTCGTATAAATCATTTGCCGCCTGTTATTTACCACCCAAAACCCGTCTTTGGCCCACGGATTGCGTGTCGGATCGTAGCCAGCCGCATGAAGACGGTGGGGAATGGCTCGGCGGTTCTTGGGATCCAGTAGCCACGTGCTGAAGGCTTTGTCGGTGGGAGGGTCTGCGAGCAGCTGCAGGGTAATCGCATCAGGCTGTGCTAACCGCTCGAGCACGTCGGCCATATCGGCATCTTCAGGGGATTTGCCCGCGTCGACGATATCGCGCCAGGCGTCAGTGTGATGCGGGGGGCGCTTCGGGTCGAAGGTGGAGAGATTATACGCTTGGAGCCACGCGGTCACATGTGCTAGGCCACCCTGCGCAAACCAGGCATACAGCGTGGGGAAATACTCCTCGGCGAAATCCTCGCGCGACAGATCCGACCATGCCACATAGTGCCGACGGTCATCGGGATCCAAGTGGATCCCGTTTTTGAGATTCGCGGTAATGATGACGCCGCACACATTGAAAATCGCATGCTCGCGGAGGTTCTTTTCATCCACGCGTAATACGTCGGGTGGCGCCGCCGTATAGACTTTCGTGTGATCGTAAAAACTGAACCGATCCACATCACCGAGGTCGCGCGCTTCATTGATGCGGAGAATCACGGATTTCGCAAACCCATTGAAGCGGCCCATCATATGGGTGGGGGAAATCTCCGTGAAATTCCACGGACCAATCGCGTGTTTGATCGGCTCAAGAATCGTATCTTTGCCGATGCCCTGATTGCCGCCCATGACGATCGCGTGATTGATCTTCTCCTCAGGATGTTGCACGCGCTGCGCGAACCACGCCAAGAGATGATCCGCATCGGTCGGATAGACCCGTCGCACATGATCCACCCACGGCGTGGCGAGGGCGGGCTGGCCACTCGAGAGCAACGGCGGCCGATAGAGGTTGTAGCACGTCGCGCCCGCATGCCCGATCCAGCCGCCATCAGAGACGAGCGTATCCGGCAAAATCATCGCTTTCCCTGGGCACCACGTCATCTGCTCCACATGGCGCTCGCGGTCCAGCCAGAGACTCGCTTTGAGTCCCTGCTGTTTCGGCAGTCGGCTATCCACACTCGTGGCGCTCCAAAGTTCACGCGTCGGCACGTAGATGTATTGGTGGGTCGGCATGTAGGCATAGAAGTCGGTGAGCGCAATCGTGGGCGCGTGCGGCGTCGGCATGGAGGCCACATGACCGCGTGTCTTCGGACTCATGCCGTCAATAACCCGCGAATCTTTGTCTCCAGTTCGCGCGGGGGCGAGGCGAGCGACACGGTATCGCAGGCCCCCCCATGTCGGCGGGCGAGCTCACGCAAGAACGCTTCGCCGCCACCACCGGGTGCTCCCACGAAAAAGACATCGATGCGACACCGCGCCTGATCCGCCGCATTCAATGTGGCGCTCGAATCATTGGGATCCCCATCACTCACGATGATGAGATGGAGCGCCCCGTGAGTCGCCGCTTCGGTAATGGCTTTATCGAGAGGCGTGGTGCCATGCGGCTCAGGAATGTCGCTCAAAATCTCTGCGGCACCATCGATGGAGTCTGGTGCCGGAAAGACGATCTGTCGAAGCGTAGGTGCCTCGTGCCGAAGCTGACGCGCAATCTGCCGCAAGCGATCAATAGCGCGCACGCCCTTAGCGATGCGGTCGCCCATGCTGCCTGAGCAATCCAGCAGCAGGAACGTGCCCTGCGCCTGTTTATGGGCGGCAATTCTGGCCGCCAGACTCGTATTCTGCGACCGAGGCCGAGAGGTGGGCGCGAGCGCATCAGATGACATACGCACTCTCCTCAGCGAAAATCGTCTCAATGAGAATCTTCAACGCCGTCTTGAGCGCAACCCGTTGTTCCGGACTCGGCACATTTCTGCCGAGCGCGAGGGCTTTCACTTTCTCGTATTTGGCCCAAGCCGCATCAATGGCTGGCGTGGCGGCTTTGGCCGCCATCCGGACGCACGCTTCTTCCAGCGCCTCCATCGCGGCCAGCGCCGGCGGAAGCACGGGTGCTACTGGCGCCGGCGGATCGGGCTGATGGCGCGCACGAGGAGGCGGAACCGAGGGCGCGGCGGTGCCTAGACATTGGAGACACGTGACGCCTTTCGGTCCACCGGGCACCCATTCACAGCGATCACCAACCTGAATACGGACTTTGCCGCATCGATTGCACCACGACTCAAATTTGGACGTAATCAGCATCGAACACCCCTCACTAGGTGAAGAAGGACCGAGCCACAGCACGAGTGAGCGTGACTGCGTGCCGCGATAGGCAACCTCTGGCCAGAGGCGCTCGGTGAAAACGAGACTATACGCCTGCGTTACCGCATTAACAAGCCACTAAAACTTGCGGTGTATCACTCGCGTAACACAAGCGGCCGCGAATGAGACGCGAACCATCGCTGTAGAATGTCAATCGCGAAGCCGCTCTTCACCTGCGAGCCACTGAACCAGAACACCTGCCAGCCATCCAGCACGAGCAGCGCGTGCTTTTCGTAGTCGCTGTTCATGCCGGCGGCGCGCGCGTGCCGGCCTTGTGTATATTCACCGCCGTTCACCTCCGCGCAGAGTTTATGTGCCGGCCAGGCCAGGTCGCAGCGAAACTTGCGCTGATTCGGAAACGGGACGAATTCGCGCACGCCGCGAGGGAGCTGCATCCCGCTGACGTGGAGCGCGAGCAGATCGGCGAGATCGATATTCTGGGCAGCGGGTCGTCTCACGGCGCACACGCGGCTCGCGTCACTCTGCGCACTTCGTCCTTCATGGCCGCGAGTTGGGCGGTGAGGCCGCGTTGCCGCGCCTCGGCGTCATACAGCGCCTGCGTGGCGATCTGCACCATCTCGCGGTAGACGACAAGCTCCGCGCGCAACGCGCAGGCATCGGCCGCCAGCATCTCAAGGCAGAGATCATCCGCAATCGACATAGAGAAAGATGCCCGAATCTCCACGCGTCGGGGCCGCGCGTCCTTATCCTCCTGTCCGCGGTCAGCAGCGCCGCGTCTCCACGGCTAGCGGTCGGAGGCTGAAGCTTCCTGAAATAACGTGCCCTGTTCCATCATCGATTCTGCCAAGTGCAGATTCTTGACGGCGGTGCGAGCGTAACTCTCTTTCAGTTCGATGCCGAGATAGCGCCGACCGAGCCGAATCGCCTCATAGCCTTCACTGCCGATGCCCGCGAAGGGCGACAACACGAGCTCGCCAGGGTTGCTCCAGAGGCGCACGCAGCGTTCGATCGTGCCGAGTTGCAGCGGGCAGATATGACGCTCGTCGTCGTTCTCTTTGGCCACGGCGGTATTGAGCGTGTCCGTCTCTTTGATGCCATACCAGATCGGCCGCGCCCACTCGATCCATTCGTCGTTCGTCAAGTCGGGCTTGATGGCGACCGCATTCTCGCCCGGTGCGCGGAAGATGAGAATGTAGTCGGCCAGTGCCGGCCGCAGCCAGCTCGAATCCTTGCGCAACTGCACGAACAGCAGTCCTTTAGCATGGGTGCGGATGGCTTGCGCCTGCGGGTCTTTATCGATGCACACTTCACCGTGATACACCCATCCCGCATCGGTGTAGGCGCGAATCATCGCGCCGCGCAAATCGATCATACCGATGACGCCGTGCATGGCCTTCGTGCTTGTCACCTGCGCGATGTGGCAGCACGAGAGGCGGCCCGGTTTCGTCACGCGCAACAGCGCGCGAATGAAGAAGCCCATATGCACAAGGAATTCCTCGTGCGTGGCGCAGTTGCCGATGTCGCGTTCGCTCGCGCTATAGGTATACAGGCTCGAGAAGGGCGGCGAATACACGGAGAGGTCCACCGAGGCTGCCGGCTGTGCGGCGAGATGCTCAATGCAGTCGCCGTTGATCAACGTCCAGTGCGCGCCCGTGGTCAGCATGTAATGAGTTCCTCTTGTTCAAAGTCCCGCATATGCGAGAGCATCAGCGCCGCGAGTTCGGCATGCGCCTGTTCTTTCCGTTTCACGTTCTGCACCACGGCCCGTTCCGCATCCGACACCACGATGTAGGCATGGACGGGTCGCGTTTGGCCAAATCGCCAGCACCGCCGAATCCCCTGGTAATACTGCTCGAAGGAATCGCCGATGCCGACAAAGATCATGTTGGCGCAGTGCTGAAAGTTCATGCCGTAGCCGACCACGCGAAGTTTCGAGGCGATGATCTTGGTCTTGCCACCCACAAACGCATCAACGGCGCCGCGTTTCTCGGCGTAACTGTCTGAACCTTGAATGTTCACGCATCCTGGCACCGTGGCGGCGAGCCGATCGGCTTCCTCGTTCAGGCCGCACCAGAGAATCCACGCGCCGCCAGCATATTCCGGCAGCAGATTCACGACCGCGTCAAGGCGCGCCTCCAACGAATCGCGTCGAGCTGTGAGCCGGCCACGAATTCCTGACAAGCCCAGCTCTGGAAACAGCGAGGATGATGGTCCGTCAGTTTCGACAATCCGCTCGTGCAAATGCAGCGGCGGCAGGACGAAGCCGGTATCGTCATAGCCGAGATCGGAGGGTTGTCGCAGCGCCAGTGCCCACGACGCGAGCCAGCGATAGAACGGCTGCACGGCATGTTTCTTCATGCGCCAGCCGGCGTCATCATGCACGAACCACGTCGCGAGAAACTCTGCGCGAGTCATCAGGCCCAGAAACTCGGCATGGTTGGCCAGTTCAGCGATATCGTTCGGACTCGGTGTCGCCGTGCAGCACAAACGATATTTTGTGGATCGGAACGTCTCGATTAGTTTCGTGCGCGTCTTGCCGTCGAAGGATTTCAGAATGCTGGATTCGTCCAGCACCACGGCCTGGTAGTTCGACGCGTCGAACTTCTCGAGCCGCTCGTAATTCGTGATGACGATCCGATGGCCGCCGGCTTCGTGCGGATCGCGGGCATACTGGACGGCGATGCCGAGTTTCGCCGCTTCCGCCACCGTCTGCTCGGCCACACAGAGCGGCGCCAGCATCAGCGTGGGCACATGGAGGGCCTCAGCCCATGCGCATTGCATGAAGGTTTTGCCGAGCCCGCAATCGGCAAAGATGGCGGCACGGCCCTTCTTCAACGCCCAGCGCACGATGGCGGTTTGCCAGTCATAGAGCGCCGATGGCAAGGCCTCCGCGGCGAGCAGGCCACTGGCGGGCGCGAGGCGTTTTTTCTGTTCGAGAAATTCAGCGTAGGTCATGAGGTGCGCTGCACGCTACCACAGGCCCTTGACGAATGCAAACCCAATCGGCTAGGGTAAGGGCCATGAATAACGTCAGTAAAGCTGCTGCGGCCCTCGGCCGTCTCGGCGGCCGCGCCACGTCCCCCAAGAAAACCGCGGCCTGCCGCCGCAATGGCAAAAAAGGCGGGCGCCCCAAAAAGATTTGTGTTGACAAGCGAACCGGTTAGGTTTAGAGTGTGCGTATGACTGATGACGCGCTCGACCCGATGACCTACGCGTGTGAATTTCCTGAAGACCACGACACCGACGAGAACCCGCCGACGTGCATCTACTGCGGGCAGCCCTTCGTGGAAATGCGGCACGCGCCGTATTGCTCGTTCATCTGCGCCATTGACGCATCGGAGGACAAATGAGCAGCTTTGAAGCGGAAGCGGTCGCCGAGGCGCGCGGCATGAGCCAGGGTTTCGACATGCAGGCACAGCAGGCCGTGAAGATTCAGGAACTCACCGACTTGCTCGCCCAGACGCAGCGCACGCTCCTGAGCACGCAGGAGGCGCTCGATAAAGCGCGCGAAGACGTGCGCGTGAACGAAGAGACGCTGGAGCGCATCGCCTATGTTCTGCGCACGTTCTACTACGCGCAGATCAGCCTCTCGACGATTCAGCCGGTCATCGCGCTCGCGCTCGAGCTGAACCCGGAACTCGTGGAGCAGCGCCGATGAGCGATTGGCGCGATGTGGACGGCAAGGAACTGCGACGGAGGACCAGCTAAATGAGCAAACAGATCATTCTGCACACGCCAGGTCCGTGGCTGGTTAGAACCGAGCGAGCCGACATGGACATCGTGGCTTTTAGCGGGGAGCGCGAGTTTCCTATCGCGCTCGTCTCTGAACATGAAATTGGGCCAGTTATCGGTGAAGCCAATGCCCGACTCATTGCCGCCGCGCCCCGCCTATTCGATGCACTGAAAGGCATGGTCGGGCTGATTCAACTACTTCCGACATCGGATCAGCATTCGGGCTTGATGCGCAACCACCGCTATGAAGAAGCTCTTGCCGCTCTGGTTGAGGCTTCAGAAAGCGAGTGCGAGGCATGATCGCCGCCCTTCAGCAACTCTATCGGCTCCTGCAGGAGTGGCGGCTGCAACGACGCTGGAATGCCGAGCATCCCAGGATTTGGAAATGAATGGCGGCGTATTACAACGAAAACGACAGGTTCGCCGCAGCCTGGTTGCGCGAACTGATCAAGGCCGGACTGATCGCGGATGGGGAAGTCGATGAGCGATCAATTGTCGATGTTCGACCAGAGGATCTCCGAGGATTCCGACAATGCCATTTCTTCGCCGGGATCGGGGGATGGTCGCTTGCCCTTCGACTCGCCGGATGGCCCGACGACCGAGAAGTCTGGACGGGGAGTTGCCCCTGTCAGCCGTGGTCAGACGCCAACGTATGGCAAGGTGGCGGCCAAGGCGACGCCGATCCCCGCCATCTTTGGCCTGCGTGGTTCAGGCTCTGGCGCGAGTGCCGCCCTAACGTTGGCTTTGCAGAGCAGGTTGCGTCGGCGGTTCGGCGAGGTTGGTTGGACGAAGTGTTCGGCGACTTGGAATCGATTGATTACGCCTGCGGGGCGATTGGTCTGCCTGCGTGCGGTGTCGGAGCAGATCATGGGCGCCGACGCGTATGGTGGGTGGCCGACGCCGACAGCGCGGGATGGCAAGGACATCAGCCGCTCAAACGCCTTCCTATCCCAGCGGCGGCGCCACAGTCCATCTCTTGCGACGCGTTTGCTCGAGCGCGGCGCGCCGTGGCAGGTGATTACCGCGATCTACTGCCTTGCGATGGGCTATCCATCCAGTTGGAACGAAACGCGATTAGGGGCTACGGAAACAGCATTGTCCCGCAAGTCGCGGCAGCCTTCATCTCGGCCTATCTCGACGCCAGAGGCGAGTAAGTAGGTGGAGAGTGGTTCCACGGCGGGGCAGTTGTTGAAGATGGTGAAACGGTAAAGGAGCGAAGTTATGTATGTGTTCATGGCTATGCCGAGCGCCACGCCGCCGGCCAGCGAGGCGAATCACCAAGCGGAGAAGCTGTGACCATCCTGTTGATTGATTTGAGCAGCGTGCTCTACCCGATCTGGCATCAGAGCGGGAGCAGCCCCAACCCGAACGAGGCGAGCATCCAGACCATTGCGAAGGTGCGGGCGCTCGCCAGCGGACAGGCACACGTCGCGATCTGCTGTGATGCGGGGCGGTCCTTCCGCCGCGAGCTCGACCCGACCTACAAAGCGCAGCGGCCGGAAACGGATGCCACGCTACTCCATCAGATGGCGCTGACCATCGAGGCGTTGAAGGGTGACGGGTTCCCCGTCTGGGCCGTGCCGGGATTTGAGGCTGATGATCTGATTGCGTCGGCGGTCGAATGGGCTGAGCATCCGGTGCTCATTGCGAGCAGCGACAAAGACCTGCTGCAACTGGTGAAGGGCGGCGGGGCTGATGGGCCTGCTGTCACCGTGAAGCGATTGCACAACGGCATGGAGATGGACGAGGGCAAGGTGTATCTCGACTATGGCGTGACGCCGACGCAGTTCGTGGACTATCTCAGCTTGGTGGGCGACAGCAGCGACAACATCAAGGGCGCGGAGGGCATCGGGCCGAAGAAGGCCGCCGCGATGCTCACCAAGTTCGGCAACCTCGATGACCTGTATGCGGCCCTCGACAAGGGCGAGGAGAAGTTTCAGCCGTCCACCATCAAAGCCCTGACCGAGTTCCGGCCGCGGATGGCGCTGGTGCGGTCGCTGGTGACACTCAGGACGGATGTGCCGTTGCCGTTTGACGAAGTGTTTCAGCCGCGCGTGCCGAAGGACGTGGCGGTCTTTGGCGAGGAGGAACCGATGGCCGAGAAAGAGGCCGAGCAGGAAGAGGCACAAGTGCCATTGCCGATAGCAGAGGCACCTAAATCAGCACCGGCGGTCGCCGCGGCTGTCGCCAGCGCCACACAGGTGAAGCACACACAGACGCTCGATCCGTTCGCGCAGTTGCTGTCAAAGCCGACGACCTTGCAGGATTTTCGGCAGCAGCTTGAGCCGCAGGCGATGCCGGAAGCCATCACGTTGGCTAAGCACATGCACGATTCGCGACTGTTCAGTGCCTTCGGGTCTCCGCAGGCCGTGCTCGCCATCATCATGGCCGGCCGCGAACTCGGCATTCAGGCCCTCTCGTCGCTGCGGATGTTCCACATCATTGACGGCAAACCCGCGATGAGCGCGGACCTGATTCGCGGGCTCGTGCAGCGGTCGCCGCTCTGCGAATATTTCCGCTGCGTGTCGCGCAGCGCCGACGAAGCGACGTGGGAAACGAAGCGTAAAGGCGATCCAGAGCCGACGCGCGTGACCTACACCATCGCGCAAGGCCGCGCCGCATGGCAGAAGGACGAAAAGGCGTGGCTCAACAGCGCGTGGACAAAACGTCCCGTGAATATGGTCACGAAAACGGCGAGCACGGAACTGGCACGGTTGGTCTATGCGGACATCTGCGGCAATATGTACAGCCCTGAAGAATTGACCGGCGAGGAGTCTGATTGATGGCCCCGACGACGCAAGACGTGTATGACGTGCTCAAGAGCATCGATGCCACGCTGGCGACGATTGCCAACCACTTCGGCGCAGTGCGCTCGCAGGCTGTCAGAGACGTGGCCGGTGTGCCCGACGTGGCATTTGATGCGGATCTTGATGGGCCATACGGCAATCAGCCCATTCGTGCCAAGGATCCGAAGGACTGGACCGGCGAGTCTCAACTCGGCAAGCCGCTCAGCGAATGCCCCCCGGCCTACTTGGATCTGGTGGCGGCTCGGCTGGACTACTTCGCGCAGCACAGTGACGATCCGAAGAAGGCCAAATACAACCGGCTGGACGCGGCACGGGCGCGCGGCTGGGCACAGCGGCTGCGCAACGGCTGGACACCGCCGAAGGCTGAGCCATTCGGAGCCACACTGATCGCAGATGACATCCCCTTCTGATCATGGCCCTCATTGAACTCAAAGGCGGCCTGATCGTGGACGACGAATCCATCCGGCTGGCAATCGCGCTCGAAACCAGCGGCCATCTGCTCTCGGCCACCGATGGCGTGCTGACCGTGACGAATGGCCGCACGCTGACGAGCGAGCAGCGCCAGCAGATTACACGGCAGAAGCGCCACGTGTGCGCGATTGCGGCCTATCAGCCGCCGGAGGTCCCATGAAACCCTGGTTCGCTGATTTCCTCTGGGCGCTGGCGATTGTGCTCGGCGCCGTCTGGCTCATCACGAGGTGAGGCGATGAAATGCCTGTTGATCGCGGTCGTGCTCTTTCTGGTCGCGATGTTCTCGCTTGGCGCTGCCGCCACGGGGGATGCCGGGACCGATGAGGATCGCTTACGACTCCAGATCGTGTTGCTCCGCGGCCAACTGGCCGAGGCGCTGAAGAAAGCCGCGCTGTGTGAAGCGCAGGGCTCGCAGGCGGGGCAACAGATGCAGGCCGCCCAGACCGAAGGGCAGGCCCTGATCAAGGCGCTCGACGCGCGCGGGCTGATGGTCGACCAGAACAATCAGATCGTGGCGAAACCCGCGAAGTAAGCGGGGGAGGGGATGACCGCACGACCGCGGCTTAGCGACGGCGCGCCTGTTCCAAGGCCTCGATCCGCCGCTGCTGATCCTGAATCACTGGCAGGAGATAGGCCGCCACCCGATCATAGGTGACCGACTGCAAGCGCCCATCGATCCCATAGACGACCAGGATCGGATTGACGTGCTCGACATCATCGGCAATAAACCCCGCCCATTGTCGCTGATCGGCGTCGATCGCACTCTGATAGAGCACGGCCTGCAGGCCCATCACCGTGCGGCGTGCATCCGGCACCTCAATCGGCTCAATATCATGCTTCGCCGCCCGAATCGAGGTCGAGAGCCGGATGTAATCGCCATTCGCCACGATGGCATTCGCCGCCGCCGCGCTGGTGGGCCAGGTGCGCGCATGGAAACCGGTCTGGTCTAAGCCGGTCAGCATCACCGAGCCGCCGTCGTTCATCTGGATCCCGCTGGTGTTCATCGCGGCATAGGGACTAATCGCGTTATACCCCGCTCCCAACATGCGCGCATTCAGGGTTCCGAGGCCCAGACTGGTCAGCGACGCAATGCCATCGACCAGCCACCCACCATCGGCCTCCACGCTGCCCGCCACCGTCGCGCCGCCCGTATTCCAGAACTGCATCGGCCCGTTCACGGCGACGAGCCGCAAGCCATTGGCCGCCGATGAGACGACCGCCGCCGCCCCGGCACTCACATAGCCCGAGCTCGCGGTGGTTGAGGAAAATGTGCGCAGGCTGAGAATGGTCGGCGTGGCATTGTTCCCCAAGTCAAGCTGCGACACGGCCGTGGTGCTGGTGCTCGTATTGCGAATCTGCACAAGCTCGGTGCCGGTGCCGCTGCCGGAAAAAATACTGGTGCCGAACCCATTCACCAGCAAGACGCCGCCATCGGTGATGGTGCCGGTCGTGGTGAGGGTCGTGAAGGCCCCAGGCCGCGGCTGGGCACTCACGGTGACGGTCGACGCGCAGGCCGACAGTGCCAGAATGCTGAGAAATGTCGTGAGTTTCATTAGGCCACCTTCACCAGTTGAATGCCCCAGGCGAACCCCTGCCCGCCTGAGACCTGCGCCTTGATGCCGTAACTTTTGCTCACGCCGCCCGTGGCAAATGTGATCGCGCCACTTTGCACGGCCGCGCCTGTGGTGCTGTTGCTGCTCATGGTGGTCAGGGGCGTATCAGGGGCGCCGTCGGTGAGGTTGACAATCCCCACCGTGACCGTTATACCGCCCGTGCCCAGCAGCATCCCACTGAGCTTATAGGTGCCCGCCGGCAGCGTGGCGCTATCGACCTGATAGATCGCCGTGCCCGCATGGCAGGTATCAAAGGTCGAC